CCCACCAGCTGCGACTGGCCGCAGGCAAGGACACCGGCGTAGTTCATTTCGACGATGGCCGCGTGCACATCACCGCTGACCTGCCCAAAAAGATCGAGTGGGACCAGGCACGCCTCGCTGACATCACGCAGCGCATTGCTGCCAATGGCGACAACCCTGCTGAGTACGTCGAGATCAGCTACCGCGTCTCGGAAACCAAGTTCAACGCGTGGCCCGAATCGCTCAAGAGCTCGTTCTCTGCGGCCCGCACTCTCAAAACTGGCAAGCCGGGCTTTCGTCTTGCGCTGCAAGCACAAAGCACAGGAGAAAACAAATGAGCCTTCCCATCATCACCGCTGACCAGCGTTTGGCCGAGCGTCGTGGCGTTAAAGGCGTGCTCGTCGGCAAAAGTGGCATTGGCAAAACTTCACAGCTGTGGACTCTCAAACCCAGTGCCACCTTGTTCTTTGATTTGGAAGCGGGCGACCTCGCAGTAGAGGGCTGGGCCGGTGATACGGTGCGCCCACGCACCTGGCAGGAGTGCCGTGACTTCGCCGTCTTCATTGGCGGACCCAACCCGGCGCTGCGCGATGAGCAGCCCTACAGCCAAGCGCACTTTGATGCTGTGTGCCAGCGTTTTGGTGACTCCTCGTCCATGGACAAGTACGACACCGTGTTCGTGGACTCGATCACCGTGGCCGGTCGTCTGTGCCTGCAGTGGTGCAAAGGTCAGCCCCAAGCGTTTTCAGAAAAAACCGGCAAGCCTGACAGCCGGGGGGCTTACGGTTTGATGGGCCAGGAAATGATCGGCTGGCTTACCCACTTGCAGCACACCCGTCGCAAGAACGTGTGGTTTGTTGGCATCTTGAATGAGGCACTGGACGACTTCAATCGCCGCGTGTTTTCTCTGCAGGTTGATGGCTCCAAAACCGGACTCGAGTTGCCCGGCATCGTCGATGAGGTGATCACGCTGACCGAGCTCAAGAACGATGACGGCACCAGCTACCGCGCCTTTGTCTGCCACACGCTCAACAGCTGGGGCTATCCGGCCAAAGACCGCTCGGGTCGCCTGGACGCCATAGAGGAGCCCAACCTAGGCCGCCTCATGGAAAAGATTGCTGGTCCGGCCAAACCCGCACCCGAGCGGCTCGACTTTGCACGGCCTGCCAGCAGCGTTGCGCCATCGCCAGAAACCAGTACTTCAAGTGAAGAAATCACTGAGGCCAGCTTAGACACCAGCTTTGACCCCGCTTCTTCTAACCCCACTTCATTTAACCCCACCCAGGAGTCCTGAACATGACTTACTTCGATTTCAATTCCGCGTCCGAACAAACCTCTTTCGACCTGATCCCCAAAGGCACGCTGGTGCGCGTGCGCATGACCATCAAGCCCGGTGGTTTTGATGATGCCTCCCAAGGCTGGACTGGTGGCTACGCCACCCGCAGCGTCAGCACCAGCTCGGTGTACCTGAACTGCGAGTTCGTGGTGACCGATGGTGAGTTTGCGCGCCGCAAGATGTGGTCACTCATTGGACTGCACAGTCCCAAGGGACCTGAGTGGGCCAACATGGGCCGCACCATGGTGAAAGCCATCTTGAACTCGGCACGCAACGTCCAGCCGGGCGACAGCAGCCAGGCCGCCCAAAACGCCCGGCGCATCAGCGGCTTTGCGGATCTGGATGGCATTGAGTTCTTGGGCAAGGTGGACTGGGACAAGGACCAAAACAGTCAGGACAAGGCCGTCATCAAGTCGGCAGTGACGCCGGACCACAAGGACTACGCCGCTGCCATGGGTGCGCCTCGCGCACCTTCGCCAGCATCAGCATCAGCATCAGGATCTGCGAGTACTGCGCCCGCAGCCAATGCGTATGCCCAAGCCACAGGTCGTGCGCCGGTTCCCGGTCGTCCGAGCTGGGCGCAGTAAGCAGGGGGATCACCACCATGATGCTTCGACCCCGCCAATCTCTGCTGGTCCAACGCACCCTGGCCGCACTCGCTCAGCATGGCAACACGCTGGCTGTTGCGCCCACTGGGTGTCATGCACCCGGCACGCTGATCCTGATGTTTGATGGCGGACTCAAACCCGTTGAGGATGTCGTGGTTGGCGACAACTTAATGGGGCCAGATAGCACCTCGCGCACAGTCCTTGAGCTCCACCGTGGTCACGAAAAGATGTACGAAATCGAGCCCATCAAGGGTTTGACGTTCGCAGTCAATGCTGGGCATGTGCTCTCGTTAGTTCGGACCAATGAGGGGGGTGGTCCGGGCAATAAAAGCGTACTTGCAGATTCAATTGTTGATATCGAGTTGTCAACTTATTTGACCCAATCTGATAACTTTCGGCACCTGCACAAGTTGTTTCGCGTGGCAGTTGATTTTCCGCTGCGTCATGCGCCGACCGTGAACCCTTACTTCCTGGGGGTATTGATCGGTGACGGTGGCTTGAAATACGACGTCAACGTCACTACACCCGATGTCGAGATTGTCGAGGTGATTCAGCGTCAGGCGCTTGTTTATGGGCTGCAAGTTCGGACTGAGCAGATCTTCAACAACCAGGCTAATACCTATCACTTGGTGGGCCGCCGTGGCGTCACAAACCCGCTTACCCAAGCCTTGCGAGATCTGCAAATTTTTGGCTTGGGATCTGGCGATAAGTTTATTCCGGACGATTTCAAACTTGGCTCGCGTAGCACCCGTGAACAAGTTCTTGCTGGATTGTTAGATACCGATGGCTATTTAGGACGCGGCTGCTACGAGTTTTCGAGTAAGTCGCTGCGCTTGGCCAATGACGCGGCGTTTGTTGCCAGGAGTCTGGGATTTGCTGCTTACATCAGTCGCAAAGTAGTCGGTGGGCTGGACTACTGGAGAGTCGGTATCAGCGGCCCATGCGAAAGGCTTCCCCTTCGGGTCGTTCGCAAACAATCGCGTGAGCGCCGGCAAAAGAAAAACGTCCTGCGTACAGGTTTTACTGTGCGCCCAATCGGACCTGGCGACTATTACGGCTTTTCCATAGATGGCGACTACCGCTATGTGATGGGAGACTTCACAGTAACCCATAACTCGGGCAAGACCATCATGCTGTCGGCGGTGGTCGGCAACATGTTGTCTGAGCCCGATGCCAAGGCCTGTGTGCTGGCACACCGCACCGAACTAACGGGCCAGAACAGGGCCAAGTTCAGCCGCGTCAACCCACGCCTGAGTACCTCGGTGTTCGATGCCCAGGAAAAGTCCTGGGCTGGAAACGCCACCTTTGCGATGGTTCAAACCCTCTCCAGGCCCATGAACCTGGCGCAGATGCCCACGCTTGATTTGCTGGTCATTGATGAGGCGCACCACGCATCCTCACCCAGCTACCGGGTGGTCATCGATCATGTTCTGTCCAAGAACCCCAAGGCTGCCATCTGCGGGCTGACGGCCACGCCCAATCGGGGCGACGGCAAAGCCCTTCGTGAGGTGTTCTCCAACGTGGCCGACCAGATTAGTCTGGGCGAGATGATCGCAAGCGGTCATCTGGTGCCGCCCCGAACCTTTGTGATTGATGTTGGCGCTCAGCAAGCGCTGCAAAACGTGCGGCGCACAGCGATCGACTTCGACATGGAACAGGTGGCCACGATTCTCAACAAGTCGTTGATCACCGACGCGGTGATTGCGCACTGGAAGCAAAAAGCGCTTGAGCGCAAGACCATCGTGTTTTGCTCCACTGTGGCCCATGCCAAAAGTGTCTGCGAGGCATTTGTAGCCGCTGGTGTGCCGTCCGTGCTGATCCATGGCGAGCTGTCGCCGGTTGAACGCCAAACAAGGCTGCAAGCATTTGAGACCGGCAGCGCCCAGGTGGTGGTCAACGTGGCAGTGCTCACCGAGGGCTACGACTACACGCCCACGGCTTGTGTGGTGCTGCTGCGCCCGAGCTCCTACAAGTCCACCTTCATTCAAATGGTCGGGCGTGGTTTGCGCACCGTGGACCCACAGGAGTTTCCAGGCGTCATCAAGTCTGATTGCGTGGTGCTTGATTTCGGCACCGCCAGTCTGATGCACGGCGCGCTGGAACAAGAGGTCAACCTCGATGGCCATGCGCATGAGGGTGAAGCACCCACCAAAGAGTGCCCGGAGTGCGAGGCTACAGTGCCGCTGTCCTGCATGGAGTGCCCGCTTTGCGGCCATGTCTGGGAGCGCCAGCCAGAGGACACCGGCGCACTGTCCGATTTCATCATGAGTGAAATCGACTTGCTCAAACGCTCGAATTTTCGGTGGTGCGATTTGTTTGGTTGTGACGACGCCCTGATGGCTACCGGCTTTACAGCTTGGGGCGGCGTGTTTTTCTTGAACGGCCGCTGGCATGCCATTGGCGGGGCCAAGTCGCTGCGCCCTGCATTGCTCGCTGTAGGCGAGCGAGCCGTGTGCATGGCACGCGCAGATGACTGGCTCAACGATCACGAGTCGGCCGACTCAGCGCACAAGACCCGGCGCTGGCTTAACGAGTCGCCCACAGCCAAACAACTGGTCTACCTGCCAGAGGCGACACGGCTTGACTTCGGCATGACCCGTTATCAAGCCAGTGCTTTGTTGTCGTTTCAGTTCAACCGCAAAGAGATTCAGCGTCTGGTCACCGCTGCCAATGACGCGCATCACAGCAGCCAAACCAACCATTTGCATGTTTTGGAGGCAGCTTGAAGTGCGCGGTCTGTGCCCGCCAGGCCAAAGGCTACGGCTGGTTTAACCCCCTCCTCAAACGAAGCGATTCCGGTCGCTACTCAGACCAATGGGTGTTTTGCTCGCGCCGCTGCCAAAACGCCTTCTCAACATTCATGAACAAAACGGAGGGAAAAATGATTGATCCAAGTGAAATGGAAACCACGGCCATGGGCGCGTGCCTGCAGCCACTGGGCGAGTTCGTGGGCTCAATTGGCATGGACCGTCCGCTGGCCAGTTACAGCCGCATGGAGGTGCTGACACTGATTGACGTCGTGGTCACGGCCTACCAGTGCCAGATGACGGCTGAGCACGAACGTATGGCCGCGCGCAATCGGTCATTTTTGCAAGAGCGCCTGAGCTTGCAGAAAGGTCGTGCGTGATGTTGGATTTCAATGCTCGACCCAAAATTCAGGAGCAGATCAGCCAACTCATTGATGCCGCCTTGATCCGCGAACGCGCTGGCCAGACGCCGCGCGACTACCTGGGTGCATCTCGCCTAGGGGTCGCGTGTGAGCGCGCTTTGCAATACGAGTACACGCACACACCCGTCGACGACGGCCGAGATTTCTCAGGCCGTTTGCTGCGCATCTTTGAGGTGGGTCACACGCTCGAAGACTTGGCCATTCGCTGGCTGCGCATGGCCGGGTTTGATCTGTACACGCGCAAAGTCCAGGGTGGTCAGTTTGGCTTCTCCGTGGCAGGTGGGCGCATCAGGGGCCACGTCGACGGCATTTTGAACACCGGTCCGGCCGATCTGGGCGTGAGCTACCCGGCGCTGTGGGAGTTCAAGACCATGAACGACAAGTCTTGGCGCGACACCGTCAAGCACGGGGTGGCCAAGTCCAAGCCGGTCTATGCGGCGCAGGTTGCTGTGTACCAAGCCTACATGGAAGGAAGTATCCCAGGCATCTCGGCCAACCCAGCGCTTTTTACGGCGATCAACAAAGACACCCAGGAATTCTGGTTCGAGTTACTGCCCTTTGATGGTGGGCTTGCGCAGCGCATGTCCGACCGCGCGGTGCGCGTGATCATCGCCACCAGCGCAAGCGAGGTCTTGCCGCGCTTTTCCACCACGCCCACCCACATGGAGTGCAAGTTCTGCGCATGGCAGGACCG